TTGCTGGTAAATTATATGACTTCAATGAAACAGTTGACATTACACCTGAGGAAGGTGCTAAATGGCATCTAGTTCAGACGATGGCAGGCGATAACACTGATGGCTACAGCGGTGTGCCAGGAATTGGTATAAAACGTGCTGAAAAAATCTTTCAAGAGAAAGGCTACACATGGAAAGCAGTTGTAGAAACTTTTGAGGAGAAAGGCATGACTGAAGAAGATGCATTAACCAATGCAAGACTCGCAAGAATATTAACCTTCGATGATTATGACTCAGAAAAACAACAACCAATCTTATGGACCGCCACCTCCAATTACAAAGTTGACGATGGAGCAAGACTTGAAGCTGCGACAGCTTGAGATCTTACTCGCTAAACCTGAGACGAAAAAGAAAGACATCATTACTGTAATGATTGCTCTTCAAGAACAAGCTTTTGTCTTATCAAATTGCATTACAAATCTTATAGAAAAATGGCCGAAACCACCAACGACCACGGACCTCAATACTACAAACGAGGTTCCATTGATGTTTGGGATTTTATTAGAGACCAAGGACTCGGATACCACCTCGGAAACGTAATCAAATATATATGCAGAGCTGGATATAAAGACAACGACATACAAGATTTATCAAAAGCAATCCACTACCTATCTAATGAAATCGAACATAGAACCAAACAAAATTGCGAGAACTGGGAGAGTTCAGCAATGGATCGACAACCCTAACTCCCGTCTACCCGTTTCATGTACTGTCTTCGTTGTTGAAGACTCAATGGAAGGACCAAATGGAATTGAAAGCAGCTGGCGATTTGTATCGCATGCTCTCAGATATGGAGCAGGCGTTGCAGTCCACCTGTCGAAACTTAGACCCAGCGGAACGGAAACAAATAAAGGACCTGATACTCTCGTTGCGTCAGGACCTACATCATTCGGAAAAATCTACTCAACATTAAATGAAATTCTTAGGCGCGGGGGGACGTACCGCAATGGCGCTTGCGTTCTCCATCTTGATATTACACATCGTGATATTAATACCTTCATTGAAACTCCTCGGCACGATTTACCGTGGGTTAAACGGTGTATCGACATTGAAGGACAAGAAGACTGGAGTAATACAGAACCTTCAACAAAGGAAGCAATCCTTAGAGGCATTGCAAGAGGGGACATTTGGCTCAACAAAATAAAACACGATAAAAATGGAAACAGAATCTATGGGAATGTATGCCTCGAAGTATATTTGCCCTCACGGGGAACGTGCCTCCTCCAACATATTAATTTGTCAGCCTGTCTTATCGGGGACATTCGAGAGGCTATGCGTACAGGTATGTCAGAGCTGTGCGATCTCCATGGCAAAACAGGTGTTGGATCAACTGGAGAATACCTCCCGCCCGAAGAGGATCGCCAAGTCGGACTTGGATTCCTTGGACTAGCTAACTTTTTAGCTAACAACAATATTACATACGCCCAGTTCGGCGAAGCTTTGGAAGCCATTAATGATGGCAGAAGCTACGAGGGTTACGCGGGGATGGCTGCACGCGAACTCTATCTGGGCGTAATAGAAGCAGCCGCAGTAGCGAAAAGGAATAACATGGTCAGAGCATTTGCCATAGCTCCAACCGCAAGTTGTTCTTATAGAAGCAGAGATCTCCATGGCTTTACAGCAACTCCTGAGATCGCACCTCCTATTGCACGAACAGTTGATAGAGATAGTGGTGAGTTTGGGGTAGAAAGAGTTGAATATGGCAACGTAGAAATAGCCAGCGAGGTAGGCTGGGATGTTTATAAGAAAGTAGCAGATCAAATAATGATCATGCTAGATAGAACTGGATTGCTTCATGGCTATAGCTTCAACAGTTGGAGCGACATGGTGACTTACGATGAGGCATTTGTAGACGAGTGGTTAAGAAGCCCACAAACGTCTCTCTATTATTCTTTACAAGTAATGGGTGACGTACAGGATAAATCAGATGCTTACGCTGCACTGGATCAATCCGATGTTGACCAATACTTGGCAGACATAATGAGTAACAAACCCAATGAAATAGGCTGTGACTGTCAACAATGAACCCCTACGAAAAATTACTTAATAGAAAAAGAACTTGGACACCGGTCCAAACCACCAAAGGAAAATTTAAAAATGGTGCAGAAGAAACCATCTACCGTGCTCTTGCAATACGCCACATGGAATTACCGGTTGGCGATTTCATACAGGATGCTCTCTCGGAAATTCCTAAATTATCTAGAGAACTTCTCGTATCGAACGTAACGGATGAGATTAAACATGACTTAGCTCTTGGATACATTACAAACGCTCATGGCGTAAATGATCAAGCTGAAGCTGAGGCACTACGCCTAAGAGATGCTTGGATGGCTCATCCAGATCACACGATATTAAAGGCACTGGTAATAGAAAGAGCAATATTTTTTGTCTTGCTTCCTTTCTTTAGATTCAATGGTGATGCTGGTTTAGCAACTGTATCTGCTGACATCTCTCGTGATGAACAGATCCATGTTGCTTCCAACTCTTTGGTATGTGCAGAGTTAGGTTTTAAACCTAGTCAATCTCTGGACAAACTAAGAGTGGCAACAATCAACTGGATAATGCAACCATTAAAAATGCAACATGACGATCAATATTTGAGCAAAAAATTTTGGCTCGATGCTAGTGATCGCCTTATGTATGAGGGTAAAGCACCTCAATTAGTTACCACCAAAGCAGCACGTATGCCTGCATTTTTTGAACATGACAACAGAAATCTCCCTCAGTACGCTTAGGTTACATAACGAAAGACTCGATAAGTTACTTATAAAGCTAGAGGAAAACTTCGGTTGGAAACCTATCCATCCAAAAGAAGAAGTAAACACAATCTTCTACAGAGCTGGCCAAGCCAGCGTTATTGAATATATAAAATCCATAATGGAGGATGAAATCTAATGTGTGCACCCGCAGTAATACCACTTATTTCAGCAATAGGAGCTATCGGTTCAGCCGGTCAAGCACTTGGAATATTTGGTGGAAGGAATAGAAACCAGACACCACAACAAAGAGCTGTAACACCACCACCTACAGTTAAAGGTGCTGGTCCAGCTGCTCAAGGAGCTGGTGATGATGAGAAAACTAAGAAGGTTGACGAATCAATAAAGGTTCAACAAAACGCTAAACAGAAAAGAGATAAGCAAACAGTTAAAAAAGGTACAGCTGCATTAGGCGCAGCACCAGCTGTTAATACTGGTTTAGCTAATACCCCAGCCGGAGGAGTTAACGCTCCATGACCGTGGCACGCCAAAGATACAGTCGACTTACCAATGGTCGTACGCAGTTCCTTGACACCGCTGTTGACTGTAGTGAATTGACGTTGCCCTATCTAATTAAAGATGACATCAATGGTCCCAATCACAAGAGGTTAATTACACCTTGGCAAAGCATTGGAGCTAAAGCTGTTGTCAACTTATCAGCGAAGCTTGGATTAGCCTTGCTTCCACCACAAACAACATTCTTTAAATTACAAATAAGAGATGACAAGTTAGGTGTAGACCTACCAGCTGAAGTAAGAAGTGAGATGGATCTATCTTTCTCCAAGATGGAGAGAATGGTGATGGATTACATCAATGCTTCTACTGACAGAGTGGTAGTTAACCAAGCTTTAAAACACTTAATTGTATCTGGGAATGCATTAATATTTATGGGCAAAGATGGTCTCAAACACTATCCCCTTAACCGTTTCGTTGTTAATAGAGATGGAAACGGGAACGTAATCGAGATTGTCACAAAGGAACTTATCAGTCGACAGGTCCTCAACGCAGACTTAGAGGAACCAATACAACCCAATACTGGGATTGACGAAGACAAGTCTGATGAAAACGATGTAGAAGTCTTTACCTATGTCCGCTTAGAAAACGGCAGATGGGTATGGCATCAAGAAGTTTTCGATAAAATTATTGCTGGCTCTAGAAGTAGTGCACCTAAAAATGCTAACCCCTGGCTCGTTTTACGTTTCAATACCGTGGACGGAGAAGACTACGGACGTGGCAGAGTAGAAGAGTTCCTTGGGGATCTCAAATCTTTAGAAGGTTTGTCTCAAGCATTAACGGAAGGCAGCTCGGCGGCTGCGAAGGTCGTCTTTCTAGTCAGTCCCTCTTCAACTACGAAGCCAAAAACTTTAGCTCAGGCTGGGAATGGAGCAATCGTACAGGGAAGGGCAGAAGATGTACAAGTCGTTCAAGTCGGGAAGACCGCAGACTTCAGAACAGCAGCTGAAATGATTTCTACTTTAGAAAGAAGAATCAATGAAGCATTCCTTGTTTTACAGATCAGACAAAGCGAGAGAACGACAGCAGAGGAGGTACGCCTTACTCAGCTAGAACTCGAACAACAGCTCGGCGGACTCTTCAGCTTGTTAACGGTAGAATTTCTCATACCTTACCTCAATAGGACATTACATATTCTTCAAAGAAATAATGAAATTCCTAAAATTCCTAAAGATTTAGTTAGACCTCAGATAGTAGCTGGCGTTAACGCTTTAGGTAGAGGACAAGACAGAGAATCACTTACTCAATTCATAACTACATTGGCTCAGACTATTGGACCAGAGGCAGCTATGAAGCATGTAGATGCAGCTGAATATATCAAACGACTAGCAGCAGCTCAAGGTATAGATGTTCTTAATCTCATTAAGAGTGAAGAGAAATTAAAGCAAGAGATGCAGCAACAACAACAAATGATGCAGCAACAGGAAATGACTAAACAGATGGGTCAACTTGCTAGTGCTCCAATGATGGACCCAAGTAAGAATCCAGCAATGATGGAAGAACCTGAAGCTGAAGAACCACAACCACCTATGGAAGAATAATGGCAGAAACTTTAACAGTAAATGATACTCCACAACAGGAAGGGTTGACGGCTGAAGAGCAAGATTCCCTACAGGTTGGTGAGCAGATGGCTGAACAGCAAGGTGAATTACTTGCTGGTAAATATAAGAATGCTGAAGAACTAGAACAGGCATACGTTGAATTACAAAAAAAATTAGGAGACAAAGATGGCGTACAAGAAGAAAGGCGGAACGAAGCCCAAGAAGTAGAAGAAGAATCTACAGAAGAATCTGAAGAGCCAGAATTATATAGAGAAGATGGTTCAGTAAATTATGAAAGTGTCAACAAAGATTATGGTGAGACTTTAGGTAATTTATTTAAAGAAAAGAATGTTGATCCTTATAGTATTGCTAAACATTTCTATGAAAATAATGGTCAGATAACTGAAGAGATGCACAACCAATTAACTAGTGCTGGCATTGCTAAAGAAGCCGTTGATGCTTACTTAGCTGGACGAGCAAAAGATATGGGAATGAACTCTGATGTCAATCAATCTGACATTGACTCCATCTACAAATCAGTAGGAGGAGAACAGCAATACAAAAACCTTATGAGTTGGGCAGCTGATAATCTTTCTCAAGATTCAATTAATTCATTTGATAACCTAATAAATACTGGTGATAGAAATTCAATACAGTTAGCTGTTAATGGTTTAGTAGCTCAGTATCAGAACGATGCTGGTTATGAAGGAAGGATGTTACAAGGTAAACCTTCAAGAACTAATACAGATGTTTATGAATCACAGGCTCAACTTGTTGCAGCTATGAGTGATCCTCGATATGACAATGACCCTGCTTATAGACAGGCAGTAATAGCAAAACTAGATAGATCAGATCTTAAATTTTAACTATGCAATACACAACACTAAGAGAGCCACCCAAACCAAAAGCTCCTAAACCACCAGCACGTACTCAAGCTTCCCGCCGCTGCCCATCGGGGTTCCGGTGGGACAGCAAGAAAGGCAAATGCGTTCAAGCTGGTGTAGGACCAGAATACAAACCATGAATAACGAAACAATTGAACAAATTGTGGTTCCTATACAACTAGTCGAACCACTTCATAAAAATACAAATCCAATAATGACACACGAAGCAGAAAGATTTAATGGCTGGGCAGCAATGCTCGGTTTCGTAGCAGCTATAGGCGCATACGTATCAACAGGACAAATAATCCCAGGAATTTTTTAAATGGCAGCAATCTCAATTACAAGAGACGCTAGTAATAATTGGCAGAAGTTTTGTGAGTGGGTTACAAGTACAAACAATCGTCTCTATGTGGGATGGTTTGGCGTACTAATGATCCCTTGCTTACTAGCTGCAACTACATGTTTCATACTCGCCTTCATCGCAGCACCGCCTGTAGATATAGATGGCATACGCGAACCAGTTTCCGGTTCTTTAATCTATGGAAACAATATTATTTCGGGAGCAGTTGTCCCTAGCTCCAATGCAATAGGACTGCACTTTTACCCTATCTGGGAAGCCGGCACTTTGGACGAGTGGCTATATAACGGTGGACCATATCAACTTGTTGTCTTCCACTTCTTAATAGGAGTAGCAGCATACGCTGGTAGACAATGGGAACTTTCATATCGCTTAGGTATGAGACCTTGGATCTTTGTAGCATACACAGCTCCTCTCTCAGCAGCTCTAGCGGTTTTTCTCGTTTACCCTTTCGGGCAAGGGAGTTTCAGTGATGGTATGCCTCTTGGTATTTCTGGTACTTTTAACTTCATGTTCGTATTCCAAGCAGAACACAATATCCTTATGCATCCGTTCCACATGCTCGGTGTTGCTGGGGTATTCGGTGGATCTCTTTTCGCTGCTATGCACGGAAGTCTTGTTACTTCCTCGCTCATTCGCGAGACGACTGGTTTGGAGTCACAGAATTATGGTTATAAATTTGGTCAGGAAGAAGAGACTTATAACATCGTTGCAGCTCATGGCTACTTCGGTAGATTAATTTTTCAATATGCATCTTTTAACAATTCTCGCGCTCTACACTTTTTTCTTGGTGTATGGCCCGTCGTTGGCATATGGCTAACCTCAATGGGTATATGCACAATGGCGTTCAACCTTAATGGGTTTAACTTTAACCAGTCAATTAGTGACGTTAATGGAAAGATTGTCCCAACATGGGCTGACGTTCTTAACAGAGCTAACCTTGGATTTGAAGTTATGCATGAGCGTAACGCTCACAACTTCCCACTCGATTTAGCAGCTGCTGAGTCTACACAAGTTTCATTAATCGCCCCAGAAATTGGTTAAAAATTTTTGCTTATATTTAACATTAATTACTAATTTATTTATATGTTCCGGTGTCATGAGGCACTGGAATAATTTATCAGATAAAGAATGCCACGTCCGTTCATCCCTTACGGGACGCATGACTCCTAAGCATGGAACGGGGCTTAGGTACTGAGGTTAATTATGTCTCCAGTAGAATTGCAAGCTCGAATCAAAGAGCAAAAAGATTTCAAAAGAGAAACTTTACTTAAGTATCGTGGCATCACATATACAAAAAGATAATCGGTAAGCCGACTGGGAGGTGCAAGTCCTCCCTTATCACTTTGGCTTTTGACCCTTACGAGGATACTCATCAGCCGTCATGACGGTGGGATAGACCACAACAACTAATGAGTCGTATAAGACTCGCAACTTTTCGTACGACAAGACAAGTAAATATACATTTAATTTTTAACTGAAAAATGGCTAATGCTAATCAAGTTGCCTTAGGTAGGTCGAATCTATCTACAGGTACTGGTTATGGTGGCGCAACGGATAAGTACGCCCTGTATTTAAAGCTGTTCTCTGGTAATTAATTTTGCCCACATAAGAAGTAATTCCTATGAATGAATCGGATGAATTGCTGGAAGCCTAAGTCGCAAGATATGGTAATCAGCAGCCAAGCCTCTTACGCTTAAGAGGAAGGTTCAGAGACTACATGGAGTTCTAAGCGTAGAACGTAATACATGAAAAAGCGTCCGACTACTTAATGAGTAGAAGATATAGTCCGTGCCTTATTGAAAGATAAGGAAAACATGGAAATGTTTAAAGGTTTCCAGCATGAAACAATTGCTAGAGATCTTGTAACTAAGAGAACACTTAAGAACGGCAAATCATTGCAGTTCATCTATACAGGCCGTATGACAAGTGCTTTCCATACGCCAGGAACTCCTATATTAGGAAATAGTGACAAGGCTCCTCCAGTCGCAGAAAAAACAATCGTAATGGACGATCTATTAATCAGTTCAGCTTTTGTTTATGACTTAGATGAGACACTTGCACATTATGAATTGAGAGGAGAAATATCTAAGAAGATTGGATATGCTCTCGCTGAGAAATATGACAGACTAATCTTCCGTTCAATTACACGCGGAGCTAGATCAGCTTCTCCAGTATCTGCAACAAACTTTGTAGAACCTGGCGGAACTCAAATCAGAGTTGGTGCTTCAACTAACGAATCTGATGCCTTTACTGCAAGCGCACTAGTTAATGCATTCTATGATGCTGCTGCTGCTCTTGACGAAAAAGGAGTCAGCTCTCAAGGAAGATGCGCCGTCTTAAACCCTCGTCAATACTACGCACTTATACAGGACATCGGTTCTAACGGTCTAGTAAACAGAGACGTACAGGGTACTGCTTTACAAGGCGGTGGTGGCGTTATCGAGATCGCTGGAATACACATCTACAAATCTATGAATATTCCATTCTTAGGTAAGTATGGTGTTAAGTACGGCGGTACAACAGGTGAAACAAGTCCTGGAAATACTGGTGATTTCATTGGACCTACACCTGAGAACGCAAACGCAACAGGCGGAGTTAACAATGACTACGGTACTAACACTGAGTTAGGTGCTAAGTCTTGTGGACTTATCTTCCAAAAGGAAGCTGCTGGTGTTGTTGAGGCAATCGGACCACAAGTCCAAGTAACCAATGGAGATGTCTCGGTTATATACCAAGGAGATGTGATTTTGGGACGCATGGCTATGGGGGCAGATTACCTAAACCCAGCTGCTGCTGTTGAATTATATGTTGGTGCTACTGCTCCTTCTGCATTCTAATTTTTATATTTTCACGGGGTCTTCGGACCCCCTTTTTTTTATTTATAAATATGACACAAACTCCCACAACAATAGATACCGAGACAGAACTCTCCGCAGTAAATACGATTCTGGGAGCTATCGGTCAATCTCCAGTAACAACACTAGGCACAATAACAACTAACGTAACCAATACAGCTACTGAGGTTGCCAATACATTTGATAATCCAGAGATAGCTTTAATTTATCAAATACTTAAAGAATGTAATTCTGATGTGCAGAATGAAGGATGGACATTTAACAGAGAAGATCACGTTCCGTTTACTCCCGACCAAACGACAGAACATATAAAGATTCCTACTAATGTTTTAAGAATGGATTCAGAAAATCCAGAGGATAAAACAGTAGTCCCTGTAAGAAGAGATGGAAAATTATATGACAAAGTAAATCATACTTATAAATGGGGTACTGATGAGCTGCATTTTAATGTTGTTTATTTATTTAAGTATGACGACTTACCATCAGTATTCAAAAGATATATAACATATAAAGCTTCTGGCAGAGCTGCTACTCAGATGATAACTAACACACAATTAGTTCAGTTATTAGCTGCACAAGAGCAAATGGCTAGGGCTGCATGTATGGAATATGAATGTAATCAGGGTGACTACAACATGTTAGGTATGCCTCATGAAACACATTATTCAACCTATAAACCTTTCAAAGCATTGCAGAGATAATGTCAACAGTAACCCAATTAGTACCTAACTATGTCTTAGGTATTTCAGAACAACCAGACGAATTAAAACTATCAGGTCAAGTTAAAGACCTAAAGAATGCCATACCGGATGTGACATTGGGTTGCGTTAAAAGAGCTGGCAGTAAATTTGTCAAAACAATTGCACCTAATACTGGAACTTTAAGTTGGTTTCACATCTACACAGATAATGAAAATCAGTATATAGGGAATGTAAGTACCTCAGGAGTTTTTCAAATTTGGAGAACTAGTGATGGAGCATCTATACCAGTAGATTACTCAGGAGTAACAGGTACTAATGCAGCTACCTATTTAACTGGTTGGACTAAAGAAACTGATATACAAGCTCTTACTATTAATGAAAATACTTTCTTAACTAATAGGACTAAGACTACAGCAATGAAGTCAGGAGCCTCTGATAAATCGCCAGCCTTAGTTAATGAAGCAATTATTGAATTAAAAACAATATCTTATGGTAAACAATATGCCTTAAATATTTATGATCCTTCAAATCCAGGAACTTCGATAACTGAAACTAGAGCCACATCTATTGCTGCAAAAGCAGATTTTTCTGAAAGTGGTGGAGCCAATGATGGATCTTGTGAAGCTATGGGTAGAGAGGTTATAAATGCAACTGCTTCTAATACTTCTAATTTAAGATATGAAATAGATGTTAGATGTACACCTGTAGTTGATCCTAGTAATATCGGTGGTAGTTCAAGTGGTCCTCAATATAACGACTCATATCAACCTTTTGCCAAACTACAATTTGGTGGTGAAGGTTGGGTAACAGGTAACACTCATAGCTATACAACTAAAAAAGGTGGAACAGGTTCTATAGAAATAACTTCTCATGTCACTATGAAATGTTCAGCTAACATTGCGAAAGTTAGACCAGCTGCAACATCATCTAGTGCAGATGAAGCTGTTACCGCCTCAGGAATATTAGGAGGAATGAAAACCTCTTTAGATGCTGTATCCGGTACAGGTATTACCGCAACAATTACAGGTAACTGTCTACACCTTACAAGAAGTACACCATTTGCTGTAAGTACTCCTGAGCCTCAGCTCATGACAATTATTACTAATGAAGCTAATGCTATTTCTGAACTTCCAACAAATTGTAGACATAACTATGTTGTAAAGATTGTCAATAGTGGTGATGATGATGATGATTATTTCTTAAAATTTAAACAGGCAAATGCTGGTACTGGTAATCAAAATTATTTTGGTGAAGGTGTATGGGAAGAATGCCCAGCTCCAGATTTAGAAATAGAAATAGACCAAGATACAATGCCTGTAAGGCTAGTCAGAGAGCTGCCTGGAAATGTTTATCCTAATGGTAGATTTTTATGTCAGTCTATTGATTGGATTAAACGTGATGTTGGAGATGATAATACCAACCCAGTTCCTAGTTTTATTGGGAGTAACATAGAAAAATTACTGTTCTTTAGAAATAGACTTTGTGCTCTTAGTAAAGGTAATGCAATACTTTCTAAGACTAATGACTTTTTTAATTTCTTTAGTACTACAGCTATGTCAGAATCGACTGCTGATCCTATTGATTTACAGGCAAGTTCAACATTCCCAACAACCTTATTTGATGGTATAGAAGTTAACTCAGGACTATTGATTTTTAGTTCTAATCAACAATTTATGTTGACTACAGATAGTGATGCTTTAACACCTTCTACAGCAAAGATTAATTACCTCTCAGCATATAACTACAACCCCGAAACAGTTCCATTCTCAATGGGAGTTACTTCCGGTTTCATAAATAGTACTGGAAAAAACTCCAGAATATTTGAAATGGCAGATATAAAAAGAGAGGGTGAACCTACTGTTTTAGAGCAAAGTAAATTAGTCTCAAAATTATTACCAATAGATCTAAAAAAACCTACAACATCTAAAGAAAATAGTTTGCTATTACTTGGCTCGTTAGGTGGTAATGAAGTATGGGGCTTTAGATTTTATAACAATGGTGAGAAACGAGTTCAGTCTGCATGGTTTAGATGGTCATTGACAGGTAACTTATTGCATCATGTAATTTTAGATGACGTTTACTATGTGGTTGTTAAAGATGATGCAGATAATGTAATCATAGAAGCTTTCGATGTTAAGAAACAGGATGATACTAAGCTGATCGGAACTGAAAGTTATCCAATTCATTTAGACAGACATACGGAAATGTCTGCACTAGCAGCTAACACTTATAACGCAACAACTAAAAAGACTACTTTTGCTAGACCTACTGGATTTCAAAGTAATGCTCAGTTGGCTATATATAACAGAAATGCTGGAGATGATATTGGTAGATATGCTTTAGCAACACCTGTCTCAGGTAGTAATAATTTAGAGGTAGACGGTAATTGGACAGGTTCTACTTTGATGCTTGGTTATCTATACGATTATTTAGTTGAAATACCAACAATATATGTAACGCAAGCTGCCGGAGAAAAGAGTAGATCTGATACTCGTTCTTCTTTAGTTATCCATAGATTACATTTTGCCTTTGGTGCTGTTGGTAATATAGATACTGTTATTAAACGTAGAGGAAGAGTAGATTATACAACTAACTTTAACGCTGCTGAAATAGATTCTATTAAAGCAAATGAACTACCAGTAGTAGAAGATTATATACAAACTATTCCGATATACGAAAGAAATACAAACTTAACTATACAAATTAAATCAACCCATCCTTCGCCAGCTACTCTTCATTCGATGAACTGGGAAGGAGATTACAACCCACGATATTATAGACGTGTCTAAAGTAACGATCCGCCCAGCTACTAAAGAAGTAGCTTTAGAAGTTGCTCATAACTTACGTTCAGACGATTATCGAGAATTAGTGGAGGGATATGGATTAACACCCGACCATCTCCCTCTTTTTTTAGATTCTGGAGAAAATATTACTTTCACTATGCCAAACGGCAAGACTGCTGGCATGGCTGGAGTGGAACCTAATGGAAGAATATACATGTTGTGCACACCTGTCATACATGATTTTCCATTTGCTTTTTCAAGAGAAGCTAAAAAATGGCTAGATAAAAGAACTGAACCATTGCTATGGAATATTTGCGATAAACGCAATACAGCACACCTAAGACTATTAAAGTTTTTGGGCTTTAAATTTCTTCGAGAAGTTTTGCATGGTCCAAATTATTTACCATTTATTGAATTTTGTAAAATACCATGTGTTCAAAAACAGGATTAACAGCTAAACAAAGTGCAGGCTTAGGCTTTGGGCTTGATGCTGGTACAAGTCTTCTTGGATTTTTTCAAGGAAGAAAAGAGACAGCCAGAGAAAATAGAGAAATAGCAAGACAAAACCAACTTGCCATAAATGCATATAACACCAAGAATCGTAATGCAGTCCTTAAATGGAATAACGCTAAACAAGATAGCGATATCGAAGTTGATAACAAATGGCGTGAAACTAGAGATGCTATAGCTGAATCTCAATTAAAAGCAAGAGAAGTTATGGGTAAATCTGCCATAGCTCAACAACAGATACTTGCTAAAATGATTAATGCCGGTCAAAGAGAACAAGTAGGTAGGAGAGCTGGCAGAGGAAATATTGCGCAACTAGGTGCAGAATGGGCAGCTGCTGGAGCACAAGCTGCATTCTCTAGAGATAGTCAAATGCTATTTCAAGATAAATCTGGAAGAAATATGGCTGCATTTGCTCAAGGTAAATACGTTGAGTATATAACTGGCAGACCTAGCCCAGAAGCTCCACCAATATTGCGAGAGTATAAAGAAGGACCAAGTTTCTTAAATACAGCCTTATCTATAGCAAGTTCTGGTTTAGACAGATATAACCAGTACAAAGGATATACGGCTGGAAAAGAAGCTCCATTAATACCACCAACTAATAATCAAGATGGTGGAGGTTCTGTACAGCAGCAATCTACATCTATGTACGAACCATCTTCAATGGGTGGTGCAATGAATACGTTTGAAGTTGGATCATATCAACCTGCAACGTTTAGCTCTAAGACTGGCTTACAAGCTGAGATGGATGATTACTTTGATACCAAAACAACTACAAATTGGGAAAGCAGTCTTGGAATTAATTACCAAGATACTTTTAATTTAGGAGGTGATAAATAATGTCATACAACCAAGTCCTAGACAACCTTACTCAGGGAGAAGCTAATAACGCAAATCGCGCAGCAAGGTTTGGTCAAGAGAAACTTGCCGACCAAAAGCAAAGAGATTTAGAACAACTAGATGCAATTAAAGGATTTTCCAGTTCACTAGATCAATTTGTACAGGATAAGTACAAAAGAGATGATGCTCAGTTGCAAAAAGATATGGAGCTTAAAGCTCAGGAAGAACATCTAGAAGCTAAAGAGCAAACTGGTAAAACTAATATCTCTACTGAGGACTATTTAGATTATGTCCAAAATAGAGAAACAATTCTAACTAATGAAAAAGATTTAGCTAAAGCAGCTAACTCTGCATTAGAACAAGGTGCATCTTTCCAAGAAGCTAAACAGATACATAACTTATCTGGAGCATCTCTCTATTACTATGTCAGAGCAAAGTCTAAAATTGCAGCTGACGGCTATCCAGATTGGATAGAGGGTGAGATGCAAAATAATAACACTATTGAATTAGAAGCTAATGGAATAAAATTTACACCTCAAACTGCTGAAACTTTAGAGCAAAAAAAGATTGCTTTAAAGGCTCTTAGAAGAGAGTACATGAGGCAGAACGATTTAGGTTCAGTTAATCCTTCATTATTAAATGATGAGAAAGTTGGTTTTTATGATAAAGCTATATCTGCTCATGGTGATTTATTTCAAAAATATGAAAAAGATGATGCGATAAGAACTGGTATTGATGACCGTTTAGAAGCTTCTAATCAATTTAAAATAGACAATGATTTTGATGCACTTTTAGGTAAGGTCAAGATTACAGCTAAAGAGAATGGAGACGGTCATAGTTATGCAGAAGCTTTAGATGAAACTTTTGAAATAATGAAAAACGCTGTTTTAAACGGCGATATGACACTAGAAGAATTACAAGCAATTAAAAATCAGGAAATTGTTGTTAATGGAGAAAAGACCACAGCTGGTAAATGGAAGAATAGATGGAGAGATCTAGAAACTGAATTAGCAGAAGAATCTAAAAAAGTAGCAAAAGCTAGATTAGATCAATTTGATGCTGCTAAGAAAAATATTGAAGCTGATTGGAAAGAATTAGAAGTTAGTAGCGAAGATGCAATTAGTGATGAAGATAAAGCTAAATTTATTGATAGATGGACATCTGAAACTGGAGAAGAAAATCCTCCAGCTTGGATGAATGATTATTTAACTGCTGAGGATAACGATGATACATCTACTTTAGATTTTCATTTAGATACTGATGCTGGTGGTAGAGGTTATTTAATAGAGGCTGATCTTCGTGGCATGTCGAAAGCTGTTAAGAAAAAGTACAAAGGAGATGTCAAAAAAGATCAGGATATATTAGCTGAGAATGCTCTTGCATCTGAAGCAGAAGATATAATTAAATCGAGATTAACTACTATTCTTGATAGGGCAGCTGAAGACGCTAATGATATTTATACTGATGCATTGATAAAGGCTACAGCAGATTATGAACAATTGTATGTAAACGCTCGTGAATACACAACCGCAGAAGATGCTCATAAATTAGCAATAGGATTAGTTAAGGAAAGATTTGCTGGTAAAGATGGAGTATTAGACTCACAAGATGAAAAAACAAGTCGTTATTTTAAGAAGGATAAACTAGATTATCAGAACTTCGCTGAAGCACATAAGAAAAATTATGAAGTTAATGAATTTATAAAAAAAGGGATTTCTAATCTTGAAGATAATGAAAACTTAGTAGATTTTTTTAAAAATAACAAACTTCCTCATGTTGATGAACATCTCAAATTAGCAAGAGAATATAAAAAATTAGGTAAGAAAATAGTTCCAGATTACTTTACCAGAATTGCTAAACACATTGACTACATGCAAGGTTGGGACATTATGGATGCACAATTAAAACTCGATCAAAGAACAAAAGGAGAAAAGGAAGAAGGGGCTGGGGAACAACTACTTGAAGTTGAAATATTTAAAGATGAAACAATGGAAGGTGTAAATAAGAAAGTGAACTATAAACCTAACCAGTTCAGTCGTGCACAGGCAGGGTTTGACGTTTTAGATATAAAAACATGGATGGATTCTACGGATGATATACCAATTTTTAAATCAATGTACAACACAGATGCATCAATAATGATGCCTGGAATTAATTTATCCGGAGTTTAAATGAACGAAGAATTAGATGAAGAATATATTTTTCAACAACGTGGTGAATCAATGATACAAAACCTACCAGATGAACTAAATCTGGAGCCGGAAGTAGATGTTGAAAAACCAGTTGGAGAAGAACAGAAAGAAGATGATTCTCAGTATATGGTTGATGGACAAGATTTACGTAATCATCCTCAATTTGAAGAGCTTCATTTAGATATTCCTTGGCAAGAAGGTGAAGGCGGTTGGGGCTACGTAGAAAAATTTCCTGAGATTTATACAGGAAAAGATAATATGGAAAATGCTCAAATTTTCTTAAAAAGGAAACACGCTTTAAAAGGCGACATTCCAATGGAAATAAGAAATAGCATCTACAAAGGTGGTATTGATCTTGTGTCATCAGTACTAACATTTCCAGAACGATTGTTAGATATGACACCTTTCGTTGGTCAAATGAAAAGAGATCCAAAAACTGGCGGTATGATTAACCGCTACACAGGAGAAAAATACGAATTAGATTGGGACCCATTAGGTAAAGTTGAAGATCCATGGCAAAATTCTTGGTGGGGAACACTCGTACAGGGTGTCACTAAATACGGTTTAGGTGCTCGTCTTGCGAGAGGAGCCGGTGTTAAAGGTCTAATGCAACAGGAAGCTATTGTTGCTGGTATATCTGAATATTCTCAAGGGGATAACGTATCAGGACAAATAGCGGAAAGAATGCCTTGGACTAAAAATGTATTTGGTGCTATTGCTTCTAACGATTATGATTCACCCTTAATGCTTACCTTAAAAAATGTTCTTGAGGAACTTACTTTAGGTAAAGTATTCGACCATTTACTAGGAGTACATAATCCAAAAAATGGAGCATTAGTTGCGAAAGGTAGGCAGGCTAATGTTGACGATCAAATAATTAAAAAAGGAACTCAGGAACTAGCTGAGGAACTAGAGTATGATACAAACTTTCGTATATATGAAGGTAAGCAATTAGGTGGTGAAACTATTGATGTTGATGTTATACCTGACCCTGCTGAATTAGCCGGAAGAACAGATAACTTAATCGAAGGATCTACTAAACCAAAACCTACTACAGCTATAACTAGGTCTGGAATGAGAGGGCATAAGAACAAGCCACTATCCCAGCCTGGACAAGGATCTCCCACATCTAACTATGCTAAGGGTAACCTATTTGGTATTCATAGACAGCTAAATAGAATAGATAATTCAATAGGTGTAGAGAAGAATATAGGATCTACTGACTCTGTTATGTCTCCTTTGCAAGCTGAGAAAGCTGCTAGAGATTCTGGTTATTCAACTAAATTTTTACAAAATAAAGCTAAAGAGTTATTAGGTGAAGAAAATTTTAAAGACCTGATGAAAGACTTACGTTCTAAACGTATATCTTTTAGAGAAACTTTCCAACCAGCTTATGACCGTATGCAAGAGGTCATGGGTCGTAGAGCCACGGCACAAACTTCAGAAGAGTTCTGGGAGCCAATACTTAGAGATAAACCTGGCGGTACTGGTGATGGACCTTGGATGAAAAATCAAGAACATTGGTCTATGGAAAATGTTCTAGTAGCTGACTTAGTTAATGGTGCTTTGTTTAAAGAAATGAGGAACCTTGGCATAGCCGGTAAAGAACTTATTGAGGATGTAGATGTTTGGGCTGCTGATGGTTTAATGCAATCGTTAGAAGATAGATTAATCTTTGGTTTAACTAATGTTAAAAAAGCTCGTTATTTTATGGGTTCTGAGTTTCAAAAACTTAAGGGACCAGCAACTGTAAAAGCAGTTAATAAAGCAACTAAAGACATTCATGACGAAACCGCAAATGGTGTTCGTTTTATGATGCAGATGATGAAAGATAGTAAATCTGATGAGCTTGCAGAAGCGATGTTAGAAGTCTTTCAAATGTCTAATAAAATCCAAAATTGGCAAGATTTCGATGCATATTTAAGAGCCAAAATAATGGGTGGTGAGTTCCAAGGAAAAATTAATACAGGTGCGGTTATTGAAGAGCTACAAAGTTTGATGATTAACAGCACTTTAAGTAGTGGTAAAACACCTTTAAGAGCAATAATTGGTACGACAAGTAATGCTTATCTAAACAGTCTTAACCAGTTCTTAGGTGCTTCTATGCGTGCTGGTTTAACAGGTGATACAAGGTTATTCTCAGCCTCACTTGCACATACAAAAGGTATGTTTGAACTTATACCAGAAGCTTTTAAAGTATTTAAACAAAACTTAGATGCTAACTTTTCAAAGCCAATAGCAAATGTTAAAAGTAGATTTTCTGAATTTGATAGATCTGCTGAAAATAAATGGGCTATGTATGGAAAGGCAGTTGAAGAAAGATTAAGTAAGAATCCCAATCAAGTAAGAGCACAGGCAGATGCTGCTGCATGGAGAATTGGTAATATGGCTAGAACATTAAATAACAACAAGTTATTTGGATGGTCTCCAAGAGTTTTAGCCTCTGTTGATGATACTTTTAGACATTTATTAGGTAGAGCTAAATCAAAAGAAAAAGCTTTCTTACAAGTTTATGATGCTGTTGATTCTGGTACTTTTAAAGAGATAACACCTGAGTTATTACAGCAGGCAGAAGATTTACATTTCAGTCAATATTTTGATGAATTTGGTGACTATAGCATTGATGCTGATAAAGCTTTGCAATATCAATTTAGAGAAGCCACACTTACTCAAGACATGGGATGGATTGGTAATCAATTAGAAAGTTTATTTAATAAAGCTCCTTTGATAAAACCATTTTTCTTATTTGCAAGAACAGGTGTTAATGGCTTAAGAATGAATGTTAAAAACATGCCGTTAATGTCAGTAGTCTTACAAGAAACTAGAGTTGTTGCTTTAGGTACTGCTGCAAAATTAAAGAAAAATCCAGAACTATTTGCGAAGTATGGTATTGAAACTATTGATGATTTAAAACAGGCACAAAACTTACTTGTTGGTAGACAAGCAGCTGGAATGGCTATAACTGCAATGGCTTCTCAAAAATATTTAGCAGGCGAAATGACAGGTAATGGTCCAATAAATAGATCACAAAGAGCTATGTGGAGTGATACTGGTTGGATGCAAAAAACTATGTCTTTTGGTGGTTTAAGAATTAGTTATCAATCTTTAGAACCATATGATCTATTATTTTCAACTATTGCTGATATTGGCGATAATATGAAACTTATGGGTCCAGAATGGGCAGAAGATAGATTATTTAAAGTAGGACTTGCAGTTGCTCAAGGATTTTCACAAAAATCTTATTTACAAGGTATTAGTGATTTAGTAGATATTTTCTCTCCTGACTCAACAAAAGGTTGGGGAAGAGTTGCCGGTAATATTTTAAATAACTTTGCAATGGTTCCAGTAGGTGGATCATTAAGAAATGATATTGGTAAAATATTAAATCCATATATGAGAGAGTTAAATAAGGATGTCTGGGATTCAATAAGGAATAGAAACCTTGCAACCGAGCGTTTAGGTGTAAAAGGTTTAACAGGTAAATTACCAATTAAATACGACATTTTAAATGGAGAACCTCTTAGAGATTGGAACTTCTTTGAAAGTATGTTTAATGCAATAAGCCCTATTCAATTAAGTCTTAAACCAAGTCCTGGAAGAGATTTACTACATAGATCTCAGTATGACCTACGAACAACGGTAACCTCTGTACCAGCTGGTGTAGGTTTAACAGTTGATTTAAGCAGTAGCAATGTTGCTAGGTCTTTATTCCAAAAAGCTATAGGTGATTATAAAGATGGTAAAGGAAGAAATCTTGAGCAGATATTTAATGATTATGCTGATCCAGAATTATATCCTGAGATAGCAAAATCTTTAGCAGATATGGAAGAAGATAGAAGAACAGGGAAAGATGATACTGAGCCAAGAATATATAGACATAATCAATTAATTGATTTAGCGTTTCAGAAAGCCAAAGCTAAAGCATGGGGAAGTATTCAAGATCACCCAGAAATAATAAGACTTGTACAGAAAGCTAAAAATCAAAAAATACAAAACAACGAAGCAGCTAGGAAATCAGGTGAGCATTTCCAAAATCAAGCAACAGAAATAATACAAATTAAAAACAAATAATCCACCCGTCAAATTATCCATAGATAAATGGCGACAACTTATACCGATAACGGTGGAGGTGCTCCTAATGGTTCCGATTTGGAATTTACATTTACCTTCCCCGTTCTACAAAATGAAGATGTAAAAGTTGCATTGAATAACTCAGTGCAAGCGACAACTAAATATGCAGTCGATACTGCAAGCAATCCCACCAAAATAACATTTAATAATACAAGTATTGATAGTAGTGTCCAAGAAACTACAGGTGCTCCTAAATCAGGGGTAACCGTAAGAGTTTACAGGGAGACTGTTGTTGGTAAAGCAAATGGAGATGATGATCCTAAAGCTGTATTTGCAGCGGGTTCATCTATCCGTGCTACAGATCTTAATGCCAATACTGAACAGGCATTATATGCAATAGCTGAATTAAGAGATCAGCCAAAGTTCACCAATAAAATAACTACGAATGCTGTCACCACTACTCAAATAGCTAACAGTACTATTGTTAATGCCAATGTAAATGCTTCAGCAGCAATAGACGGAACTAAAATAAGTCCTAACTTTGGTTCACAAAATATTGTTACTACGGGAACAGGTGCTACTGGCAACTTAGGAGTGACAGGAAACATAACCGTTTCTGGAACTGTTGATGGTAGAGACGTAGCTGCTGATGGTTCAAAACTTGACGGAATAGAGAGTGGAGCTACTGGAGATCAAACAGCAGCAGAAATTAGAACACTTATAGGAAACGCTACTAACAGTAATGTATTTACAGATGCTGAAAGTACAAAATTATCTGGAATTGAAACTGGGGCTACCGCAGATCAAACTGCCTCAGAAATAAGAACCCTTGTAGAAAATGCTACCGATAGTAATGTATTTACTGATGCTGATCATACTAAGCTTAATGGCATAGCAACTGGAGCTGAAGTAAATGTGAATGCTGACTGGAACTCTAGTTCAGGTGATTCACAGATATTAAATAAGCCTACTTTAGTTACAGGATTAAATGGTTTATCAGATGTAAATACGTCAGGTGTAGCTGATGGCAAGATCCTTAAATATCAAGCATCAAGCAGTAGTTTTATTATTGCTGATGATGGAGGTTCTGGTTCTGGTGGAGCAACAGCCTTCACAGGATTATCTGACACTCCAGCCAACTTTGGTAGTGCAGCTGGTAAAACAGTAAAAGTCAACGCAGCTGGTAATGCTCTTGAGTTTGTTACTGTAACTACTTCTACTCAGGATATTGTTGATGACACTACACCTCAGCTTGGCGGTAATCTTGACGTTCAAACAAGAGAAATAAACACAAGTACAACTAACGGAAACATAAAAGTAAATCCAAACGGTACAGGTTTATTTGAAATTAAAGGTAATACAAATGCTGGTACTTTACAGCTTAACTGTGAAAATAATAGTCATGGTGTAAAAATAAAAGGACCGGCTCATAGTGCTGCTGCTGACTATACATTAACTTTACCTGTAAATGACGGGAACAGTAACCAAGTTTTAAAGACCGATGGTAGTGGTGTTCTTGCATGGGTTGACCAAACTACAGATACAGATACAACATATTCTGCTGGATCTGGTTTAACACTATCTGGAACTACATTCTCTGTAAATACAC